CTTCATTATCCCATATCTGTACAATAGTTTTGGGATCAATACCATACCATTTAGATCTCTTGCTTTTAGTTACTCTCTCTGCTACTTTCTTTGCATCAAAAGGTTTCTTCAAACTTGATATCAATGTTGTTACACTAGTCCATTTGATCTGATCATTTGGATCTACACTAACATAACTGTGATCATCTGCGTTAAATACTATACTCATAACTAGGCATTTTGAATTATAGATTCAGCTAGTGTTCTTGCAGCTTCATCTTCTGACATAATCATCTTCCGGATATTAGTAACTTCTTCTTGTGTAAACTTACCCTCAAGAGAAAGTAACTTTAACTTCATCATTTTATTTTCTGTTCTAAGTGTGTTTATTTCATTACTTAATCCATCAAGAGTTTCTTGTAAAGTAACACCTTTAGAAGTTATAGTATCCCAAACAGAATGCATAGACGAAGATAAAGTATCAGAAGGATCACTAATAATAATCTTTGATTCCCCAATTACTAGTTTAGAACCTAAATCAGTTACAACATTAGAATTAGTTGAAGGACCTATATGTAATTTATAAGACATAATATTAATCTTTAAGGTTATCTAGTTTATCCTCTTCTTCTTCTGTAGCAATTGCTTGCCACTTACCAAGAGGACATTCTGAAGAAAGAGATCTTGTTTTAAAAGCTAATGAACAACCACATTCATTACAACATGGTGCTGTACCTTTTACTGCACATTTCTTTCCTTTGCTTGGACATTCATCACATACATCAAATCTCATGCGGGCAACATCTTCTACAAACTCATCTCTAATTACTGAGTTCTTAATGCCCTTAAGAATCTTAGTCTTGTTTTCCCAAATTGCTTTTAGCGCTGCTTTCATCTTTATGATTAATTCTTAATTGTTTTTCTTCTGTCAATTCTTTATCTAAAATAATGAGTCTATCTAAAGTTTCTTCATAATTCTTTTTATTGAAGTATGCTTTAAATGTTGATACATCATGAGTCTTAAGAATAGAACCAATACTTATAATGTCTTTTTTTATTTTCTGAGACTTAGCATAAAAATGACCTAAACCTGTTACATTTAATCTTGTATGACTTAATTGTGACATACAGTTTCTAAGATCTTTATAATAAAGCTCTACTAAATTTTCAACAAGTGACTCAGATATATTTAAGTCTTCTGCTACTACTTTATATAATTTAGTGGACTTCTTCGGATTCATTCCCCAAAAATTTATAATCAAGTAATACTGTGCCTTCAGTTTGAATTTTTAAACTTGGGTTTATAGAAATAATCTTTTTATTTTCTGGGTCCTTAACTACAAGATTATTTTTTTCTGCTTTATTAATACAGTTTCTTACAGTCTGTGGAGATTTAAAAATCCAAGATTCTTCTGAAGATGCGTCATAACAAAATTCAGTAAGTTCAATAGGTTGATTAAGACTTAGTAAAGTAAGACAGTTTAAATCAGAATCACTCATAGTAATTCTGTTAATGTAGCAATGCACTAATATCTGGAACTTAACTACATCCCATTTAGGCATTTTTACTCTTTTCTGTACTTGATTTACTAAAGCCATGACTATCCTTTTCTAAGCTTTCTCTTACCTTGTTCAGGTATAGAAGGTTCTTTATCAATATCATTATCAGAACCTCTTTCTTCTTCTAACTCATCTTCTGATTCTAATTCTTGTTCTTGCTGAGCTTGCATCATCATAGCCCATTGCATCTGAATACTATTTCTTTTAAATCTAGTTTCATCAATTCTCGTAAGTAAATCTTCATACTTAAGTTGTGCTTCTAAATAAGGTAATGATTCAGTGTAAAATTGAAGCATTTGTTCTTTTTGAGCAGCCAACTCTTCAGCTGTAAACTCTCTTTCTTGTTGGTTTTCCATAACTATTAATTTATTGGTTTAGAACAAATATACAAAATAAGTTTAAATGTATATTGTTTAAATAAAAAATCCAGGCACTATAAGTACCTGGATCTTAATAGATTTAATAAAGTTAGCACCAGTGACCCGGTCCTCCACATTTAGATTGTTTAAATGTAGGAGTATGACTACCTTTTCCTACACTATGTACGGCATTTCTAACAGCTCTTTTAACTTTTCTCCAACCTCTTTTAAGGTCATTGCCTAAATCAGCATTTGAAGATGTTGCAGATTGACCACCTACTTCATAACTTTTCATAGAACGAATCATAGGTTTTGGTCCTCCTTTTTGCATTGACTTACAATATGCCATAGCATCTGTAGCTCCTCTAAGTCCTTTTGAATTTTTCATTTTATCTATTTTTAATAGTAAAGTTTAAGATAGTAAGTAAGTAAAAGCTTCTAGAGATATCTACTTCAATAGAGAGTACATCAATAAAAGATACTCTTAGCTTAATTGCAAACTTATCCCACTGCTTTGCATAACTATCCCAGCCGTTTCTAAACTTCATGAGTTATTATTTAAGTGGAAGATATTTGGTAGCACCACCTGCTTTAACAGCTTTAAGGATTTGCTTACGTTGTGCACCATCAGAATTATAAGATACGTGTACCCAATCAGGATTAGCATCTGTTCCAAATTCCCAGATAAGTTGGTCAAAATTTAAGTTTGCTTTGATATAGTCAAAGATTTGTTTGTTGGTAATTGCTGTACCATCCATGTCAATATCAATTGCTTCTCCTTTACAATGCTGTGATGATGGAATATACACACCATTAACTGTTTTACCTGCACCTCCAATAGCTTTATTGAGGGCTGCAGAACGGTATCCTGAACTTAAATGGATAGGTGCACCAAAATGGTCACGGATTGGTTGAAAGATGTTCTCAGCCAATTTTTTGAAGTTCTCAATATGCTCTGGTGTAGGCATGTTGCTAATTCCTTTTCTTTTTGCAGTCTCACTTCTTGTTACTTCTGCAAGTGCTAAATTTTTACTTAATTGCATTGTGTTTGTTTTATATGATTAATCTACTACTTCTTCTTCTGAAGTTTCTTCTTTCTTTGCTTTGTTCTTTAAACTCATGATGCGTCCGGCAGTTGTGATACCAAATGCACCTAGTGTAAGTAACATGAATCCATCAAAGATAAATTCTTTAATGATTAGTTCATTACCAATAATACCAGTAATTACATCTGTCATTAGTACAAATACCATTGCAAAGAATGATATAACTCCTACAAATGCTTGTTCATTGATTTCATTATTGTCTGAGATTAACTCTCTAAAAAATTTTTTCATGGCTTTAATTTTAGTGTATTTATTTTAGGTCTAGTTGGGCGAGCAATATCTAATTCCCATCCTTTTGCTGGTTCTTTATTTTCATTGTTATTGGGTGGACAATCTTCTGTTCTTCTATAGAACATTATATCTCCTGTGTAATCATCTTTTCTTACAACGTAATCAGAAAGGTCTACAGCTACTACTTGTCCATCTATATATGAATAATAGATCCAAGCATTCTCTACAGCTCTTCTATATATCCAAGCTGACAGTGTATCTAATCTATCATCTTTAAGAATTACATTATCTACTATAGTTCTATACTCAACAACTCTGTTTGTGTAGTATACAAGTAAAGTATCTCTAATTGCTATGATAGAATCTTTTACTTTAGTGTCCTGCTTAAACTTTGCAATCCGGGCTTTCTGGCTATCAAATATTGCATTGATAGTATCTGCTTGGGCTTTAGTAAGAATTACTACAGAGTCACCATCAATTACCGTCTGAAGTGGGTAGCGTGATTGGCTGAAACTCAAACTGCTTACCACTAGACTGCTTACGAACAATATCTTTTTCATTATCTAGTTCTTTTTTAATATCCTTTACCACAGATCTAGTACTATCTAAGTCGCCAATTACTTCTGATACCATATTCTCAAGATTAGCTTTATCTTCTACCAACTCTTCATTTTCAGCTTTAAGTTCATTTACACTATTGGTAAGTTTCTTATTTGCTGTAGTAAGCTTCTGGTTTTCCCCTGTAAGTTGTATGTTATCTTCTACTACAACTACATGCCCATGCCCGCTAGAAAAGATTTGGAAACAAATCAGTGCTATAAATGATATCCCTACAATAAGTAGTTTCTTCTTCATAGTTACTTACGCTTACCAAATAACATTAACACAGTTTCTTTTAGGCTCTTAGAACTTTCAGTACTTTCTTCTAGTTTGCTTTCTAGTTCTTCTCTATACTCACCCTCAAGTTCTTCTACTCTAGCTTTGTATTCTTCTTCACTTTTCATTAGTCTATTTAAGAATATCCAACAAAGATATCCTAGACCTAGAACTGCAAAGCCTAATACACCGTACTGAGTTAATACTTCAAAAGGACCAAAAGACATTACTTCTTAGTTTTTCTTCTTGTTGTTTTCTTTTCTGTAAGCTCTTCTTTCATTTTCTTGTTATCATCAAGATATCTCTTGATAAATAACCAAGCAACATAACCTAGAGCTAATACTGCTAATCCTAGAGGACCGTAGTCTGCTAGTTGTCCAAATACACCAAAGTCTGGTGCTGTTGTTTCTACTGCTGTTGTATCCATTATCTTTGTAATATTAATTGTTTAACTGCATCAGATAATTCAGAAACACTTCTTGCTAAACTCTTAATTTCTAACTGAGTTTGTTCCTGAATTGCCTGATATTTTAATCTTGACTCTTGCTCTACAAGTTCAATCTTTCCTTTAAGCTTACCTAAGCTT